ACTTCGGGGCCGGTGACTATATGCCTGCCCATCCCATCTGATACACCACATCGGTAGCGGCCCACTGAATCTGCATATTCTTGCTTGTACTATTCAGTTGGATTGCGCCGCAATAACCAATGCCGGTGATTCCTTGCCAGTTGTTCGTGATTTCCACATCAGACCCCCATAGAGCCTGATCCCATAGGCCAACGTCCCAGAGACCTGCCACCTGCGGGCTGAATGACAGCGGAGCAGTGGAGTCTGCGATGCTGAAGTCCACGTTGATCGCGCAGACGATGGCGGGCTGACCGTTTGTGAAGATGCTCGGACGCGCACGGGTGAAGTATTTTTTCACCCCGCGTGATTCAAAGTAGTTAAAGGCTTGCAGCGCACGAGCCGCAATGTTCGCGTTGTTGTCAGCGTAGCCCGTTGATCCGGTCGTCCACGCCTTGCCTACAAAACCCGCGCCGCCAAAGTACGGGTCATCGTTCAGCAACGACCAGCAGAACGCATACCAGCCGGTAAACTTTGCCCATGCTTTTGTGATGTTGTTCATCACAAATTGTTGCTGCGCGCCTTCCGCAACTGGAATGTTCACAAACAGCGCGTTGTTCTTGGGGTTGTACAACAATCCCCATCCGAAATTGCTTTGATACTGCGCCGTGGCGGTAGCAAATGCGCCTTGTATCTTGTCTGATAGCGCCACGTTTGGGTCAAGACGCGATGACTGCAATGCTGAGGCGAGCGGTAGCAGTCCATCCAGCGACAGAATCAGCAAGTCGCCCGCATACTTGAGCAAGCACCGCGACCCGCCCACCGGCGATCCGACGATCCAAATGCCAATCAGCGCCCACGTTGACGCCGATGCTGGGTCAGTGCCGCGATACACCAGCACTTCGCCGTTGGACGTGACAAACACGAGGTTGTCGTCAACGCCATAACCTGCGTCAATCGTCCATGCGGCCATCGCCACAAGGTAGCCGCCCAATCGAGCGACCGATGACAAGTCAAGCACTTGTGCCGCGCCGCCCACGCTAGAGGTTGGCAGATACCATGCCTTGAGCGTGTCCTTCTGGATGAACCACATCCGGTTCTTAAAGAGCGTCGGCGTTGTCAGCGTTGTCGTTGTGACGCCCGTAATCGCAGGCGTAGACGCGCCCGTGATGCTTGTCCACGTTGATCCGTTGTACAGGTAAGGCGTATTGACGCCGTTTGCCATGTACAAGTAATTGCCGCCTGACGTTGTGGCGTTGGTGTAATCCCACCGCGAATTAGACAATCCCGTAACGACCGGAGCGCCTACCGCACCGCCTGCCGTAACGTCGTACACTTTGCCGTCGCTAATCGCAAACAGTTTGTCAGTCGTCGCGCCCGAGTACGTCATCAGCGTTTCAACGTCATCCGGCAAGCCAGTCGCGTAACGCTCATAGCCGCCACGCAAGTTGACGTTGCTCACGCTCGGAAAGTAGTTCTCCAGCGTCACGGCATCCGTTGGGGCCATGTTTGCCAGTGAGTCACGCGCATTCCAGCCGCCCACGGGTGCGGGCAGCGATACCACGTTGGCCGCTGCACGTTGGACGAACTGACGGCGTTTAAGCATTAGTCAGCACCATACCCGCTGTCAGGAATATTGTCGTAGCCGATAAGAACCGTGCCGGGACGCGGCGCAAACGACAAGTTGGGCGATGCCGTGTCTTGTCCCACAACCGTTTCCAACACCATCAAATAGTCCCGATACAGCGCCGTGGTGTCAAAACCCTTTGCTTCAAAATACTTGAGTTTGGTGGATAGCACCATGAGCCGATCAGGATAAATGCAGGTGTCGTTGTCAGCCGTGAACGACTGTTTCGGAACCCCTGACGAACTTTCTGCCCACGCGGTGCTGCGATACTCAAACCCGAGTAGTTCGCCAGCGTTGACGCCGGGCCAAATCTGAAAATAGTTGCCCAACAACCGCCAGCGAATACGCGGGCCGGTGCTAATGTAACCCGAGAGCAGCCATTCCCACTGCTGCGGGCTTTCGGGGCCGAGCATTTCCCAACGCTTGCTCTTGTCCCAATGCGTGCGGTTGACCGTGCTTTGATAGTCGCTCGGCAGTGCGTATTTGACCTTCTGGAACACGAGGTCGCCGCCAACTTGCCCTTCAGTGGGGTAGTAGTTCAGCGTGACTTGTGTGCCGCTATCGACGCTCGTGACGTAAGTGGCGTTCGGGATGCCGACGCCAGTGACCTGATACGCGGTGGACAGCGTGGAGGTGTCTGGAATGCCAGTAATCGTTGCAGCCGAGGTTGTCCACGTCCCTGTGGTACTCAACGCTTCGGTGTAGAAAGTGTGCTGGCGGGTCAATTGCCGCCAGTCAGCCTTAGTCATCAGTTCGTAGCCGGACGCATTCATCAACGCCAAAATCTGAATGACGTCTTGGTTAAGGTTTCCGGCTACCGTTGTCGGTGTGCCAATGCCCAACTCGTTCGTGACCTGTTGGACAAGTTGGAGCATTGTTGTCATGCACTATCTTCCTTTGGCGGTCGCCCACGACGGGGCTTGTCAAGCAATTCGGCCATCTGCGACTGCAATTCGGCCAACTGCCGCTTGGTGTCATCCAGTTCGCGTGCGGCTTCGCTCTTGTTGCGAGTCTGCAAGAACATACGCGCACGCTCGCGCAAACCCGGCCCACCCATGCCGATACGCTGCAACTGCGAGTCAGAGGCCAGCGCGACCTGCTCAACGGTCTGAAAGCGCAGAATCTTCAATTCTTCCATCTGCGCCTTGCTGAAGTCCGTTGACTCAGCCTCCCATGTTTCCAGCGGCGTGCCGATCACTGCCGTATCCGTCTCGTTCTGCTTCATCTGAAAGTAAAGCCACTGACGCGGGAATCGCGCCTTATGCTCCTCCAGAACCGGACGCTCAACAATGTTGGTCTTGTCGCCCGGCGCTTGAATGCGGACGAAGGGCTTGCCCTCCCATCCTTTCAAGTCACTCACAAAAAACTCAACGTGCAACTGTGCGTCGGCGTTGTTGATGTCACTGTCTAACATGGCCTTTCTCCTGTGGGGATTGGGGTTCTACACACGTTCACCGTTCAGCGAATACCATGCGGAATTGCTGACGGCAAAAAAAATACTGGCGTGGTTGACGGCAATGTTTGCCGATGACCCGCCGTTTAGCGTTGACCCGGTAGGTGGGTACACCGTGAGGGTATGCGCTCCACTGTTTGCAATCATAACGGTTGCGCCCATTTCCGTTGTCGGAAGTTTGACGCCCGTGTTCGGTGGGGTTGTGTCCACCGAGTTGTAAACGTAAACAAGTTGCAATGCGTCACCCGCGCTGGTTCCGACAGCAACCAAATCGTCGCCACCGTCGCCACAAATGGAGACGGTAGACAACGAGTTTATGCCGCTGCCGAGAACCCGCGAGGGAATCGGCATATCAGGCTCCGTCGATGGAGACCCAAGCCGTATCGGACGTGCCGAAGTACAAGTTTGCCTTCGCAGCCGCAATGCTGTCCGATGCAGCGCCGTTGATGGTGCCGCCCGTTGACGGGTACACCGCCAGCGCGTTTGCACCGTCGTTACGAACAACCATCATCGCGCCGACTTCAGCCGGGGGCAACTTAACGCCCGTGCCCGCCGCAGCCGTAGCCACTCGCGTGACCACCGCCGACACTGAGGCCGCATCGCCAGCAACCGATCCGGTCGCCGTAACGGAAGCCGATACGTCGCCACAAATCGCCTGCGTCTGACCGCCGGACGTGCCGGAACCCTGTACTCGTGAAGGAAATGCCATTGTTGTCTCCTACGCTGCGGCGCTTACGTCGCGCCTGACTTTCAAAATCTCAGCGATTAAGCCATCGCCTTTGGCTTCCACCTCAATGTCAGGCATTACGGTGAAAATCATTTGAAATTCCTTCGCCTGCTGCGCCATAGCGCCATTACAGACGAATTTACGCCGACTCTCGCCAACGTATACATCCATCGTCGGGCCGCTCAGTTCGCCTGTAAAGCGTTTACGGCCCTCTGTGTCATTGCACGAATCATACCCGTACAACACAAACTTTCGGTAGCCGAGCAAGTAACCGATGTTGATCGCTCGCAACCCGCTTGTCGTACCGCCGCCAACGGCTAACTTGCCTGCGCCTAGCGCCTTGTGTTCCTCGCCGTCTGACCATGAATGCCACAGCAAAATTTTGCGGCCCTTCAACTTGTCAAACGTCACCGGAGGGCAGCGCGAGGCGACCATATAAACCGTGTGGTCGTTGGCGTGCTTGATGCCTTCCGTGCGGTCACGCGGGTCAAGATTGATCCACAAATCCGGCTCTATGCCGTTTTCGCACAAGAAGTCATGCGCGGCCTTGATCGCCACAATTGGGCGGCCCATGTCGCGCTGCTGGCGTATGTCGTCAATAAACGAAGGCATTGACCACCCGCTCGCCACGCACACAAACGTACCGTCGTGGGCAGTGGGAGCGGGGGCCAACTCTGGAAGTTGCCGAGCCAAGGCGCTTTTGATGTTGGACTGCAATTCTTCCGCAGTCCCGTGCGCCTTGATCGACAACTCCAGTGGACGCATTTACGGCGCGCCGCCGATGGTGCCGGTGACAACAGTGCTGAAGCCAGCAACCGCAGTCATGGCCGAGATTGCCGAAGCGGTCAGTTCCGTGACCACACCCGCAACCAGAGCGCCCGACACCGTGAGGTCATCCAACAGACCTTCGGTGGTGGTCGTGTAAAGCGGCACCGCCGGGAGGCATGAGGTGTTGACGTTCACACGTACCTTGCCGCCCAACTGCACCCATCCGTAGTTGGACGAGGCAATCGACACCTGCGCGAAACCAACACGCTTGGTGCTGGCGGAACGCGCAGTGGTGGCGTTGGTGGCGATAGCGGACGCCGGGATCAGCACAGCGTTGTACTGGCTGATATTGCTGGCCGCCTGAACGTACATCGCCATGCCGCCGTCGTCGAGGGTGACGACCGTGCCGACGTTGACCGCCGGGGAGGTCTGCGTGTCCGTCAGAGCGGGGTAGGCAAAGCCATTGATAATCGTAGGCATTGTCTTTACTCCTTAGGCAATGAGAACGCCGCAGAACTGCGGGCCAGATGAACAGAGATTGCCTGCCCACCCAATCAATTTTACGATCGCATCTTGGTTGACCGCCTGCCGCTCGCCACCAATCGGCACAAAGTTGCGATCCTTGTGCGGGCGGAAGTGCAGGTACTTGGTGTTGAGGAACCACATATGGTTCGCGTTGCCAGCGCCGCTGTTGTACGACGAGGAACCGATACCACCGTCCAGCACCACATCCGAGGCCATGCCAGCGCCAAAATACTTCAGCGAGGCAAAGCCAGCACCCGCCATGCCCGAGCCTTCGCTCGAAATGCGCTGGATGCTCTGGAGGCTCTGGAGGTACAGCCGATAGTAGTTGCTGTCCGCAACGATAAGGTCAGGCTTGTCGGTGCCACGGATCAACTGCACGGCCACCGCATCCATGTACTGCTGGATGTTGGAAGCCGACACAGCCGCGCCGCCGTTGGTCACGCCCGAGTAGGCCACGGACTGCCAGAACGACCACACCGCACGATTGATGCCGCCGTAGGTGCCCGAGGTCGGGGCATCCGGCACAGCAGCCGCAAGACCCGTCAGGTTCTTGCCCGCGTTGCCCGTACCGTCGCCGTAAAGGTCGCCGCTGATGCGGTTCGCCAACTGCGCTTCCGCAACCTGCATACGACCGTCAAGGAGGTCGATGATGGCTTCCTTGCCTGAGTTCTGGATCATTTCCAGACCCGAGATGGACACGGCGCTCGCATACTGGGTGATGCTGAACTGCGCCGCAGAGATGGGCGAGTTCTGGCCGACGTTCAACACTTCGTAACCAGAGTACGAGTTGGTGTTGTTCGTGGTCGAGTCGTTGTACATGATTTCCTGCAAAATCACGTTACCGCCCGAGAACGTCTTGACGTTCCCGCGCTCCTTCAAACGCCGCAGGAGGGCGTTGTTGTTCGTCACGTTGTCAGCGAGTTCACCGCTACGGCTCTGAATGTTTGTCCTTCTTGTTTGCGTCCTCGGCTCTTTATCCGAGGCTCCTGCGTGTTCCCACGCAGAGCAGACTATCTCATCACCCGATACATCGGGGCAGGGCGCTCGTGTTGGCTTTACTGCTTTCGCTCGGCCATTAGTCGTTACACCTTCCGCATCCCTCGGCATTACGCCTACATATGCGGCTTGGCACGGCATTGCCCGGTCTGGGTTTCCACCGTTTTCACCCTGTTTTACATCGCCTGATTTGGGCGGTATGATGTCTGTGTGGCAAAACAACCCTTTGTTACTAAAGTCTGCCCCGACTGCGGGATAGAAAAATCCCGAGCCGATTACTATAAAAAGGGCAGTGGCGTGTCGTACCGGTGCAAGCCGTGCAGTAACGCGGAATCTCGCAAGCGCGCTCCTCAGTACTTTGGCAAGTACGCTGAACGTCAAAACGAATGGCGACGACAACGCGCCGCTGATCCCGAGTTTCTGCAGCGTCGTCAAACGCTGAAAAAACTTTGGTACGACCGGAACAAAGAGCGGCTTGGCGAGAAACGGCGCCTTATCTGGGCTACCGTTCCTGACTGCGCCCAACGCAAACACTTTCGACGAAAAGACGTTAAAGACCGGACGCCCGCTTGGGTTGACCCCAGCGCGCTTCTGGCCGTTTACGCTAATTGTCCGAAAGGGCTTCACGTCGATCACATTGTTCCGTTAAAAGGGCTGATTGATGGTCGTCCAGTTACGGGGCTTCATGTGCCTTGGAACTTGCAGTACCTAGACCCAGTGATTAACCGTAAGAAATACAACCGCATCACAGAGGCATCAATTCCGCCGATTCCAGTTAAGCGATAATGTCGCTGATTGAGGAATTGGCAAATGCCATTTTAATGCTCCTATATCAGTTAATTACAACCGTGCGCCCATCTCGTCGAATGCTTCTTCGAGTAACGCACGACGACCTTGCGCTTTGGGAGCCGTGTTCGCGCCGGGTGTGGCACTTCTGACGCTGACCGCTGCTGCTCTGGCTGCTTTTGCAGCCTTGTTCAACTCAGAACTTTGCTTCGATGCAACCTGCGCCTGTCTGGCCGATTGCACCTTGTCAAAAAGTTCCTCATTTAATCTAACCGCCTTATTGTAGGCTTCGTCAAGGGTTTGTGCTACCCCAGACTGTAAAAGTTGAATCATGGTAGGCCGGGCTTCTTCAAAGTACTCGGCCTTTGTGCTGAACGAGTTAATTTCGTCCAGCAACTTCTGGTTTTCGGCCATCTCTTGCTGCTGCTTCCAACCCATGACCTCGCCGCGAACCATGTTCAGTTCGTTTTGCAGCGCGTAAACCATCGGATCAACGGTCGGCGAGGGCGACTGGCCCTGCACTTGCCCCTGCAAGTTGATGCCGTAGGACTGCGCCAACTGCATGAAATACTGCAACCGCTGCTCAGGCGAGGACGTGCGGAGGGTGTGGTCAGCCTGCGCCAGCGCCGCAACCGCCTTGTCAGGGGTCAACCCCAGCCCGCGAATAGTCGGCAAGTACGGCTCAAGGGCCGCGTTCATGGCGTCAGCAAACTGGGCCTTGGATAGCAGCGGCTCAACGCCCTTCCGCATCTGTTCTTCACGCTGCCATGCGTATTCCCGAATCTTCGGGTCAGCCTTCAGCCAGTGTTCGTGATATTCCTTCTTCCACGAGGCCGGGGGCTTGGCCCAGACAGGTTCCTCTGCGGGTTCGGTGGCCGGTTCTGTGGCCGGTTCAGCCTTTACTTCCGTTTTGGATGCAAACCGACCCGATTCGTCACGGGGGCGGTCGGTGGTCTCAACAACCGGCTCGGCGGTCACTTGGGCCGGTTCAACTTCCTCAACCGTGCTGAACTGTTCTTCCAGCAGCGTCTTGCGGGTATCTTCCATCACTTTCTCCTGTGGGGATCATGGGTGAAACGGATGTCATCGCGCAGCCGTGAAAGCAGTTTGTTGGCCTGTGCGTGAGTCATATTTGCGAGTTGGTGGCGTAGCACCTCTACTCGGGTGTCCTTGACCGGAGGCGGACTGCGGAACTTAGTCGGATCTTCGTTCCCGACTTCTATGCAACCGTTGGCCTTTAGGTGCCGTCGATGCTCTGAGCGTGACGTGACCATGCGTCCGTCGATCATGGACTTGTAGGGCTGAATGTCAGGGATGATGTAGTGATACTGGCCCTTTGCGTCCCGCTTACGCTCCACAAACTCGCCATCAACCATTACATAGGTGCGTTTCATAGCAGTAACAACACGTCCTCGTCGTCTATTTCAATCATCAGTTGGTGCAAACGCTCTATAACGTCAATACGCGCCAATAAAGCGTCAAAGTCCACGACCATAGTGCCGGGCTGGATAAACGGCGCAGCGACCTCCAAAGCCTCCTCACGCCGCCCCTCAACGATGCGCTCCCACTGTTTGACGATCTGACTGCGCCGCCGCTGACGCACCCGTTGTTCGGCTGACCATCGTTTTTTGCGCTTAACGTCTCCATCGTGCGTGTCTAACACCACGATAGGCGCGAGTGACCCCCATGAGTTGCCCCATGACAATCCCCACGAATTGCCCCATGCGCTACTCAAACCGGCCCCCACGGATCAACGCTGGTGCCCGTACCGTCTACCTGTACGCCATTGACGTATGTGACGTTGACCGGGATTTCCGTGGCGTTAAGTTCGTTGACGACCTCTGTAGCAATGTCAATGTTGCCGCCGCTTGTCAGCGAGCGATTGATGTATGACCACACTTGCGCCGCCGTCAGTCCAGATGCGCCCGTGTTCATCAACTCACCCATTGAACCGTTTTCGGTGTACTCGGCAGCAATCGCATTCCATACCGCTGCGGCAAGGTTTTGCGGTGAAAGTTCCGTGAACGGCGTAATCGCGCCACTAATATTGCCGTCCGCTCTGGGTGTCGCAGTAGCAGTGAACGAAATAGTCGTGTCGCCAAATATGCCGCTTTCAGCCCCAAGCGTTGATGGGCCTACGGTAAAGTCCACCGCAATCGCGCCAGCCGCCTGTAGCACCGCCGCTGCGTTACCCGTCAGCGTGAAATTGATGCTTGTGGAACCAACCGCCGAAACAACTAGTTCAAGTTGGGACGGGCCAACGGTGAAGGTAATCGAAATGTCGCCCGTTGCATTCTTGCCCGCAGCAACACTAAGCGGGCCTGCCGTGACCGTAGCCGCCGTGTAGGTAAATGCAGACATTTGCCCCGCTTGATAGGGCAAATTCCACGACGAGGGCGGGTAATGACCGGCAGGGATGCCAGCAAGTTCCGTAGGAATGCCTTGCCCGACCGTGCTGTTACGCAGGTCAGTGCGATCCCACATTGAGCGAATGCCCGCGGGGTTGCCGCCAAACTGCCGCAACGGCAGTTGAGCGAGAATCGTGGTGTTTTGCTTCAGCCCCATCCGAATTCAACAGCGCCGTAGAAGTTAGTGCTAGCACCCGTCGCAGCGCCCGCAAAGTAAAGCCACGTCAGGCAAGCGCCGTCCTTAACTTGCGGCAGGCTCGGCAACTGGTTCAGCAGGTCACGCTCGGCAGCGACAGACGCCGTGGTGATAGGGAGTGTCAGCAAAGGCTTTGCAAGGCACAACGCCCCGGTGCCGGTGTTAGCCGCCGAGAACGTCACGGATGCCACCGTGGATACGCCGGTATCGCCCGAAGCCAACGGCAAGAAGGGGCCGTAGTTGTTAGCAGCCGTACCAGAATGCGAAATGTGACCCGCCACTGCCGAGGCTGTCATCGCCACGGTCACGGGCAAGGATCGGCCTGACGTCGGCACCGTGTTGCTGTAAGACAGCGAAAGGTTTTGTGCTGTCGCGCCTGCTGTTGCCGTCTGCACCCAGAAAAGACGACAGCCTTCGCCGTTGGTATACCGCAACGAAGGCGTGCCGGTCAGCGTTTGCGCCACGGCGCTGTTGTTGCTGATGCCGGGCCAATATCCTTGCAAGTCCACGAGCATCAACTGCGCCGGGACACCCGTCGCCACTGCCGTTACCGCTGAGACGTTCAAAATGTGCTTAGTGTCAGGGCTTACATTTCCGCCCGTCCACATTCCAAAAACCTGTGTACCGTTACCCGTCGTCTCATCGCACGACCGCCACGCCAGCGCCGTACCTGCCCAAGCATTTGCAATCGGGGTGCCTGCGAGCAAACTAAAATCGTACCAACGGCCAGCGGCGTAAGTGATGCCTGCCGTAGTGATTTTGTTCCAATCAGTGCGGATATATTTTCCGCTTGTGATCTCGTTGACGAGATCGTCCATGCTGCTAAAACCCATGATTTAACTCCATGCAAAAGTAAGTGCAGCGCGGAAAGGAATTGGCGTTGTTGCTGACCCGCGCAGAGTCAGAAATTGCAGAAACGCACCGGGTTGCACCTCGGGAAGCGTACCGGACTCTTTGAAAAAAACTTTTTCCGCAACCGTGTTTTGCTCCAACAGTTGCAACGTAAAAATTGGCTTGCACAGCACGATATTGATAAAGCCGCCAATTGCCGCAGACAGCGTGACCTCTTGAATGCTTTGAATGCCTTTATCGCCACTTTGAAGCGGGATAAATGGAGTCAGCGCCGCAGCAACGCTTGACGTATTGGCAATGTTGCAAAGGTTTCCGATATTGGCCGCGCCAAACAAACCAAAGGTTGAAGTCCTGCCTGATACGCCTGCGGAGTTGGTGTAACTCAGAGTCATTGTGGACGTTGCGCTGGCCGTCTGCGGCACTTGCACAACACAAAAGGCTTGCACGCCTTCGCCTGCTGAATAACGAGGTAACGACTGCGTGTTGTCCATCGTCTGCGGTGCAGTGTCGTCCGTGTCGACGAGCGGGTAGAAGCCAACATAGTCGGCAAACAGCGCCACAAGCGGGGCACCCGCCGCAGACGTTCCGATCTGCGCCACGCTGACGTACTTTGAATCGCTTGTCGCCGGGCCAGTGTAGACGCTGCGATTGGCGCTGCCCGTCAGCGGGGTGAACTCCAACGCTGCCCCGAGGTATGCGTTGTAGACTGGGATGCCCGCACCAATGCTGCCATCTGCCCAAACGCCTGCCGCCGCAACAGCGGGCAATGACGACTTGAACACAAACGAATCCCAGACTTTGCCGGACGTCGCTTGTGATGTCGCCAACGCTGCTACGTTATTGAACCCCATCCGGCTGTTCCTCTGGGATTATTTCAATCTGACCGTCTGGGTGGATCGGGCAACGCTGCACCTCGTCGGTCTCGGCATCAAAAGCCAAGTCCTGCAAACAGTGGGCACAGCGGTAGCGCCACACATCAGTCCACCGTGACGGTCAAAGCACCCGCCGCAAACTGGGGCTGAATGCCGTTGGACACCGAAAGGCTAGATGTCAGCGCACCGCTCATCAGCAAGTTGCCAGCGCCCGATGCGTCAGTGCCGATGCCAAAATACGTCACCGTTGAGGTGCCGCCCGTACACTGCGGGAACTGCACAAGGGCCGTATTGCTGATGGTCTGTGCCGTCAGCGTCCAACCGCCACCAGCGCGAGCCACGGCCACCCGCGCATACGAAGTGTAAGCCGTCTCGCTCGTGGACTGCGTGCCCGATTCGCCGGGGTCAGCCGTGTGCAGGCTGACGTAAAAATTGCCCGCCGTGGCCGAATTCTGCAAACCACCGGCGTCACCGATGTTTGCCCAATCAATGTTTAGAAACAAAAGGTTCAGCAGATTGGCTTCTGCCGCGTTGGTCATGCTCATTGGCTAACTCCTACTGATTCAACGCCGACTGCTCGGCCATCTGGCCCTCGAACGATGCGTTTCGGCGCACGCAGCGTACTCATCACCTGTGTCAACTGTTCCATCGTCTGACCGTGAACGCTTGCCATGTTTTCAACGGCTGCGCGCACGTCACTGCTGACCGTTTGCAATTCCGGTGCTGCCTCGCCTTCAGACGATGACGATGCCGAAATGTGAGCGACCATAATCTTGGTTGCCGCGTCCAGTTCTGCTTTCCATCGGTCAAACTGCGCTTGCTGTTCTTGTGCTTGAGCGGCCACTTGCGCTTCAAATTGAGCGCGCTGCTGATCTGCTGCGGCTTTTGCTTGCTCAAGTTGCAACCTTGCCTGCTCCAACTGCTGTTCAGCGGTAGCCTTGGCTTGCTCCAACTGCAATTTGGCCGCCTCAACTTGCTGAGAAGCCTGAATCTTGGCCTGCTCAAGTTGCATTGCCACTTGTGCCTTCTGCTGTTCCGCCTGAGCGGCCTGCTGGGCGGCCTGAGCCTCGGGGTTGGGCTGTCCTGCCATCTGCTGCATCTGGTCTAGGGCTTGATCCAATGCGCCCTCAAGCGGACGCGATTGCTTGAATGCCTGTATGCCAAATTTCATTAGTTCGACCATCATTGGCACCATCGGCGGACTGGCCTGCGCGACCGGCAACGCCTGCTGCAAGAACCCGCCAAACGCCTGCAAGAACTCCATGCGTTCCTGCTTGTTCTGGTTTTCGTCCAGCATCACAAGCGAGTCAGCGGCGATGTCAATGCGGAAGTTACGCAGCGGGCGATCTTTCAGCAACTCAATGGCCTGCGGGATCAACTGCTGATCCTGCGGCGACATCTGCTGTGCTGCCGCATACGCCAGAATGGTCTGCGGCTGGAACTTGGTCGCCATGACCTGCGCCTTGAGGCGGATCAAGTTGGACGCGAACAAGGCCACGTCCTCTTGCATCGACCGCAGCCTTAGCCCGGCGTATTGTCCTTTAATTTGCTGCGCCGTTGCTGTTTCTGACGCAGCAGTTTGCCCACGGATGATGTCCGCGATGCCGGTGATTTCGTAGATTTGACCCTTGATGTCTTGACGGGCTTGGTAGCACTGGAGGAGGGCGGCGGCGAGAGTGTCGAGCGGAAGGAGGTCAATGCTGCCTTTAAGGCCGCCCTTTTCGCTGAAAGCCATCCACTTATCAACGGGAATGAGAGCATTGTTGTCACCTTCGGTCATCAATCGTTGCAGGGCGGGTTGGCTCGCGTCATACACGCCGCGCACCCGCAGCGCCTTGACCAAACCATCGATGCGGTCGGACAAGATGTCCAACTCCATCGCCTGATCTTGATACAGCACAAAGTCAGGCACAGGAACGAGGCTATCGGACGTCAGCGTGGCATACAGCGGACGACCACACGGGAAAAAGCCTTCCAGTTCCAGCGGGTCATCGCGCACGTCAATAATCTGCGGCAGCCCCTTGCAGAACCAGTAAACCTTCAGCGTCTCTTTATCCCATAACTCGCATATTTTGGCCCGGTTGTAGGTCTTTTTGGACTCGTTGTAGGCGTTGAGCGGCTCCGGGCCTTGGTCGAGCGGTATCTTGGCCGCTGCTTCCTCGCCAAAACGCTCTATAAGGGCTTCCTTGGTCATGTAAACCCAGCGCCATACCTGTGAGACTTCTTCCCACGTCCGCGCTGTAGAATGCCCAAAGTCCTTCCAATGAACGTAGTCGGTCGGGGCACACTCGTAGTCAATCTGCTCAAGCACGGCGTTTTCGCCTTGCTCGACGTCCTCCGTAACCTGTAGCCCGTCGTCCTCAATGCCCTGCGGGGCAACGTGCGGCTCATACCGCACCCATGCCACGCCACGACCGCCAAGGAACCGATCTTCAACGCAGTAACGCATCGTCGAGCGGAAGTCGGGGTAGTGTTCAATCTCGAAGTCCAGCGCCCTCTCAAGCAGTTGCGAGGCCACCCGTCCTACCGGGTCGCCATCACCAAAGCGCCGCGTCACATCAGCCTTGGGCAGTTTGGCGTATACGGCAGGGATCAGCGTCTGGACGTTTGACCAGAGGATGTTGAACTTAGCCGACTCGTTGCCTGACTGCCCGCGAGTGTCATCGCGGTATCGCTTCAGAATCTTTTTAGTGCGTGCTTGCCATTTAGCAAATTCGTTGTCGTACTGGCCGACAACCCGCAGATACTTTTCCAGTTCGGCGGAGGCTTCCATGATTAGGCCGAGAAGATGCCCACAGCCAGCACAGTCGCACCCGCACCCGTCGTGATCTTCCACGAGCCGGTGGCGCTACGGGCGTTCAGTTCAAGGCTGTAGACGCCGATGGGGGTGTTGGCGGGGATGGCAAGCACCGTGGTGCTGCCGTCAATCACGCTGACCGTGGAGGTTGCAGCGGTTGCTACGGACACAACGATGCGGTGCAGGTAGTCGCCGGTTGCGCCCGTGCCGCCGAGCGTCTGGTTGGTCTGCGAAGCCGCAACAGCCTCGGTCTGGTAGCGATACGGGTCAACAACGCTCATATTCTGGCTCTCCTGCTCGTTGAGCGGTCATGTACCGCCCACATATCGTTCAACGTGACCGTATTGGCTGGCCCAACCATAAGCGGTTTGGGGTCAGTCGACCGGGGCTTGTCAGATTCTGCTGCCCATGATACCGCAAGCATTCGGAATGCGTCACTAGGGTGTGACGTCCAATCGTGCCGTGGGGTCTGCCGAAACGCCTTTTTGTCCTCGTCGTACTCCCTTTGGTACTGCCGCAACGCCTCTATGCCGTCCTTACACCGTTCTTTGTCAAACCAGACGTGCGGCAAGGTCAAGCGGACGGCTTGGATGCCCGACTGCACGCCGATGTCCGGCACCACCGCGAGTTTACCGACGTCCAAGTAGGCCGCAAGTTGCTCCACGATGCTTTTGCCGGTCTGTAGCGACTTTGCCCTAGCGTCGTGGGGTAGGTAGTGGCGCTTGTACTCATAGCCCTTTTGTAAAACCACTGCGGCGATGTCATGGATGTCCGCCCCACTCACGGCGTAGAAGTCAATGACGCGGATTTCACCACGCGCCATCTGATAAAACCATATCGCCGTGTCGTCCCGGTAGCCCAAGTCCCATGCGGTATAGGTCGGCAGAGAGGGATCGTAGGGCACATGAGTAATGCGGCCATGGTCGTCCGCTTGGCGCATTTCCTTGCCGTAAAACGCGCCGAGGATAGCCGCCTCAAATGAACATTCATACTCTTGCAGGTACTGATCTTCGCTCAACTGCGCTCGGGCGGCGCTCAGTTCTGATTCTGGCAGCAGGCCCGACTTGCTTGCCGGTAGGCTAAGGCAGAACCATTCGTCCGGTATGCGCTGTGCGGTCTCGTAAATGTCCCAAAAGCCGTTCTTGCCCTTGGGCGTACCGGCAAACACTGCCCACCCTTGCTTGTCTGACAGGGCCGGGCGGATCACGTTACCGAATACTGAAGGCTTGAAGTCGCCGTACTCGTCAAGGTAGACGCCTGAGAAGCCGAGTCCGCGCATGGCGTCTGCGTTGTCTGCGCCGAATAGGCTGATCTTGACCCCGTTCACTAGCGTCAGGGTCATCTGGCTTTCGTTGGCGTCTTGCGTCAGCGGGGCGGCGTAGAACTTGAAGTAGTCCCACGCAATACGCCGGGCTTGGTTCATGTACGGGGCAACGTAGCCGAATAGCCCGTTTGGCCCTTTGTACATGATGGCCGCCCGTATGATGTCGTTGACGGCTGCGACTGTTTTACCAGCGCGACGATGAGCCACAAGGCACGCCCATCGCTTTGTGCGGTTGTGGAAGGGGAGGAACGCCCGCCGTGGGTTGTACGGCAGGTCAATTTCCTTCACTTCGGCTCGCCCCACCGTATCACCCATTCTTGCGGGCCTCCGTCCTTGCCGGTCGTCTCAATGCGTGCAAGTTTGGGTACGTGATACTCGACCACATCCATCATGCACTTCCATGCGGCCTCTGCGCCTTTCGTCTCGTAAATCTCGTCCAGCCAGATGTTGAGGCGGTGGGCGTTACCATCCACAAGCCGGGCGATGGCCTCTCTCGCTTCCGCAGTAGCCTTGTTGGGCGATCCTTTGGGTCTTGGCATGGTTTATTTATACACTAATGAAACAATAATTAAAGAGTCAACGTCTCAACGCCTTGGCGAGTCGCACATTCATGGGTTCAAACACGGTGGCGACCTTGGCCTCGGGGCTGAAATACCCGCTGTAACCATAAGCTCGCATCAGGCGCTCAAAATCGTTGGCGCGTTGGAAGTCATCAATGCTGCCGGGGTTCATGCGAGCCAGCGGTGAGGTGGTATTGACCACATCAGCCAGAATCCCGAGCTTGGCGGGGTCGCGCCTCATGTTGTAAAGGTTCTCGCCCTGCGCGGTGTATACGTTCGGGCCTAACCCTGCCTCTGGGCGTACCGATCCCGGCTTGCCGGTGTAAAAGTACGTGCGCTCGCGCACATCTGGCGCTTGACGCAATCGGGCTGCTTCCTGCCCCTTGATGCCGGTGCCGTAGCGAGTCGGATCGGTCTGCGTTAGCGAGGCGCTTTGGCTGTAATGCGTTAGCGGCAGCGATGTTGCGGTGCCGGGATCAGGAACTATCAGTCCTTCAAACCCAGCTGGCATAGTTCCCATGTAGTCAATCTGGAGCATTTCGGCAGGCAGCACCACCGACTTCTGCGGGGCGTACTGAAAGTCGTTGAACAACGCTTGCCGATCTCGCATCAAATCTGCGATTTCTGCTTCGTCGTAGCCGTAACGGCGAGCAGTTGCAATTTCGCTATCCAACTGCAAGATTTTTGCCTTTAATTCAGCGTTAAGCGGCGAGTAATTGACGAGGCTGTTCTGGCCTCGGGTTTCGCTGCTCATAGCAATGCGGGCCAATGGGCTGAACATTTGGCTGTGTGCCGCCCATGCGGTTTCCTCGCCGACCGGGCCAAATTGATTACGGTGTACGGCGTGGCCGAAATAGTCGTGAACGGCCCTAAACATTTCGTTGTACGACAGGCCGGTGTCAGGGTCGGTTTGGCCGAGGAAATCGTGCGGGTCACCGCCCTGATAAACGAACATATGCCCGCGTTTATCTATGTCCTCAAACAGCTCTTTGCTGCTCTTATACGCGCCTTCACCGCCCCGGTAATAAGACATGGATATTGGCAGCGCATCAAATTGCGATTTAACTTCTTTCGCAAGCTGAAAATACGATTTTTCCAGCAAATCGTCGTAGCTTTTAACCTTGGCCTTTTGCAATACGTCCGGCATGACACGCTCATACGATTTGAGCGTAGCGGCTTTGTACTGCGGCGACTCCTTGGTGGCTTCCAAGAAAATACGGCCAATGGGCGCTTGTTTTTGCAGGCTGCTTGGCGGGTTTTTCGGCAGTTTATACGGCGTTCCGAATTCAGCTTCGGTGTATTGAGTGGCGACCTGTGCCGGTGTTAAACGTCGTCCAGAAACTGCCGGTGGCGCATCAGGTGACGCCACCGCCACGCCTGTTCTTCCTCCGACAACGGCTTGGCTTTCCCGTACTTTTTTTCCAGTCGGGCGAGCGTCTCGTTCGCTCGGGCCAAGTTGGCTTGTATCCGCGCTTGTCTGTCGGATTCGGAGGAAAGGGCCTTCTTGTCGTCTTTCATAAGTCACCTTTTTCGGTCTACGCGATGCGCCCATGCCAGCAACAACGCCTTCCACGGGAGTTAGCGCCGAGCCGCCAATAGAGCCGCCCATGACGTTTGCCGCGACGTTCATTGCTTCAGCAGGATCAACACGCCCTCCACGGGCGGTGTAGCCGGGAGCCACTATGGCCTTGGCTGCGTCGTATACAAATTGCGGGGCCACTAGGCCCGTTTCTTGGCTGTAGAACGGCAAGATATTGCTGCGTTCCATGTTTGGTTGCAGGCCGGTCAGGCGCTGCACCTCGCCCTCAAGAGTCGGGGCGGTTTCACCTGCCATCTGGCGCTGCTTGCGCTCGTCAGCGAGCGCCAATTCCATGCGCTGTCGGTCGGTTAGCTGACCCGTAGCCTGCGCCAATTTGCGGCGGCGTTCTTCCTCGTAGGCGAGGGCTGCCGCGAGTCGATTAGCGTCCGCCGCCATCGTCCACTCCTGCTGACTCTGCCGCTGCCCGTCGACGTTCTTCCTCAATACGGGCAAGTTCAATCTGGCGCTGTATTTCGGCCTGTCGTGCCATCTCAGCCTGCGCTGCCATCATCTGCGCTTGTTGCTGTTGCTGTGCCTGTAGCGCCGCTGCTAGGCGCTCTGCGTCAGGATTAACGGCTACAGGCGTCTCTGGGGCCGCAGGAGCGACCGCAGCAGGCGGGGTAGGCATAGGGGTAGCCGTGGGCGGCGTGTAGCCGATCTGGTACGCCTCTGGAAACTGCGACGGCAGCATTCCGCTGAATAAAGGCCGAGCCGGTTCGTCCTTGATGACCGCCTGCCGGTAGTCTCGGGGGTCGAGCGGGGGTGCCGTGGGCGCTCCGGTCGGCGGGCCGATGGGCTTGTCAGGGCGATAGGGCGTGTATTCGCTTTCAACGCTTGCGAATTCGTCTAACGGCTTCGGTTCCGGCGTCTGAAGGTTCAGCGGGGGCGGAGCCGAGGGGGTGTATTGGCTGAAGATTTCCTGCGGCGTCTTGCTGCGGTAGTACGCCTCAAGGCTGTTGTACTTGGGGCTTTCGCCAATGTAGCCAAACCCTCGGCGCTTCTTGCGCGGCTGGCCGAGGATGTCCAGTTCCTCGTCTTGATCTGACAGCAGTTGTGCGAGCCGCAGGCCGTTCATTTGAAGGTTTTGCACTTGTACAGCAGCGACGAAATTTCAGACACGATTTCGTCAACGATGTTCTGCAAGTCAGAGTCGTCCGGCAACTGCTTGCGGGCACCCTTGACGAACTTCAACAGCGTTTCGGCGTAGTTTACGCAATCTTTCTGCACGGCAAACCCGCTGGGGTACGCGGTCAACGGGATCACGCTGAACTTGCCTTGGTACGCCTCTGCCCACTTGTCCACAAGGTCTACGATGGCGTCGTAGTACGCGCCGAGGGCGACGTGTTCAGCGTAGGACTTGGTGGATAGGTGCATCAAATGCGTAGCGGTTGCGCTATGCAGCAACACTGCGACAAATTCACCTGCTTGTTGGTGCATGACGACCCCGCTATGATTTGGTGATGATGATAACTGAGCAATATCGGCAGGAGCAACAACGACTGCACGATAACCCCAATTACGGCGTGGCCTCAGTCAGTTTCGCGCCGATTGTCAACCAACTGATTAAACTCAACCAGTTCGTCAGCCTCCACGACTACGGCGCAGGCAAACGACGGTTGCGCGAGCATATTGACGTCATTGACTACACCGCATCCGACCCGGCGTTTCCCGAGTACGGGCCACCCCGAGTGGCTGATCTGACCACTTGCATTGACGTCCTTGAACACGTCGAACCGTCGTGCCTCGACGCCGTGCTGGATGACTTACAAGCCATCACCAAGGTCGGTTTTTTCACCGTTCACACTGGCCCGGCCAAAAAGTTCCTCACCGATGGCCGCAACGCCCACCTAATCCAGAACCCTGCACGGTGGTGGCTGCCCAAATTTTGCGAGCGGTGGGACATCCTCAAGGTCTCACCCACTCAAGGCGGGTTTTACGTCATCGTGCGTGTTCTGGCCGAATCGCGGCCTGATACCGCTGCGTAAGGACTGCTACAGTCGTTACAGCGTCACGGGCAACGTAGAACTCGTCACGCGGCGCAAAGATGTTTTGAAACATCTCTTGAGCCGGGCGTAGTTTGCCGGATGGCATTTTAACCTCCACCCAGCACACCCACGGCGTTCCGTCTGGCAGTGCGCGATACACGAGTTTGTCGGGAATCCCGCCGCCTGCGCTTGCGGCGTCCCAGACTGAGAATCCGGCGTTTCGCAGGGCGAGGGTGATCGCTGAGTCGTTCCCGTCCCGCCTCGCTGCGTACCTCACACCGCGCCTCGTTGATGCACCGTGTTAGCCATATTTGCCACCAGATTCGGTTTCGTTTGTTCAGCGGACGCACGTTCTTTCAGCCTCTTAAAACCCCGTTCCCCAAAAAGCGACCAGACCATTGACCGTAAGTGCGGGTCGCCAATCACCGCCGCTGCATCAGCCTGACGCAACATTG